TATGAGCGAATTAAACAGCCAGCCTGGGCGGAGTATGAGCGAATTAAACAGCCAGCCTGTGCGGAGTATGAGCGAATTCAACGGGCAGCCTGGGCGGCGTATGAGAGAATTCAACAGCCAGCTTGGGCGGCGTATGAGAGAATTCAACAGCCAGCCTTTTGGGACCTATTCGCCATAGAATCCAATCAAGCGGATGCGTGGCAATTCAAAGTTTAGACAAAAAAAAGGGAGTAGAAATTATGCGAATGTCTATGGATTCAATTTCCTCTAACGTCAACGTCGATCCACCACGAATAATCATCTATGGCATCGGAGGAATCGGCAAAACTACTTTCGGTGCTTCCGCTCCGCAGCCCATATTTGCGATGACCGAAAAAGGAAAAGGGCGGCTGCAGGTCGCAAGTTTCCCACAAATCCAATCGTGGACTGACGGAATTGAGGCAATTTCCACGCTATTGTCAGAGCCTCACGACTACGAGACCCTCGTATGGGATTCGCTGGACTGGTGGGAGCCGCATATTTGGAAGTATGTCTGTGAGCAAGCCGGTAAGAAAAATATAGAGGATTTCGGCTATGGCAAGGGCTACACATATGCAGAAGACTCCTGGAATATTTTTTTCCGGGGACTAAATGCGCTCCAAGAACAGCGCGGAATGTCAATCATACTCACAGCTCACGCCGAGGTAAAGCGCTTCGATTCGCCCGAAGTAGAGCCCTATGACAGGTATCAAATCAAGTTGCACAAACGAGCCGCAGAGTTGGCTTCCGAGTGGGCCGATATAATTTTCTTCGCAAATTGGGAGGTCTTTACGGTCAAAACTGAGGTCGGATTCAAAAAGACCGTGAACCGTGGGACCGGCTCGGGGCGACGGATTCTGTATTCCGAAGAACGCCCGGCTTTTAAAGCCAAAAATCGCTATGGACTTCCGCCCAGGATAGAACTCACTACTCCCTTTGATTGGGCTGGATTTATTAATTTCATTTCAAATGGCAACGTACCTATCACGGCTCCTACCGACTCAACCGAAGGAGAATGACAATGTTCGATTACAATGACGCCGATCAGCAGCGCTCCGGGGAACTCATTCCGGAGAAAACTGTTTGCAAACTCATGATGACTATTCGACCTGGGAACGCCGGGCCGGAAGGTTGGCTCACCGATTCCGCCTCTTCTGACGCTCAGTACCTCAACGCAGAGTTTACCGTACTCGAAGGACCGTTTGTGAATCGCAAACTCTGGCAAAATATGGTTGTGAGTGGGGGGAAACAGAACGAAAAAGGGCAGAGTATTGCCGGGGAAATTACACGATCGACACTCCGCGCGATGCTTGAAAGCGCCCGCAATATTCAGCCGACAGATATGAGCGAAGCCGCATGTGTTAAGCGCCGAGTGCAGAGTTTTTCCGAGTTCGATCAGATGATCTTTGTTGCAAAAATCGGGATTGAAAAGGGTAAGGATGGCTATCAAGACAAAAACAAGATAGCCGTTGTGATTACACCGGACAAGAAGGAATACCAGGCAGTCATGAGCGAGTGGGCCGTGAGCGAAGTCGCTCCGTCTCCGTTTGGCGGTGGCTCCGCTCAAGGGGGCATCAGCCCAGCGCCGTCATGGGCTTTCGGTTCTGCTCCTACCGTCGCTACTTCAACGCCAAAGTCAACAGTTCCGGCATGGGCGGTGTGAAACTATGATTTTCAGGGACTACCAAGCAAAAATGGTCTCTAAGGCGAAAAAGGCTTTAGAGACCGCGGGGAATACACTTTGTGTAAGTCCGACCGGGTCCGGAAAGACCATAATTCTTTCCGGCCTGGCCGGTGCCATGCAACCAGCTAAAACTCTAATTTTGCAACATCGGGACGAGCTCACCGAACAGAATCTTAAAAAGTTTATGCAAGTCAATCCCGGTATGCCTGTGAGCGTTTTCAATGCTGCGTCAAAATCGTGGCGAGGTAAGGCGACGTTCGGAATGGTGCAAACACTGTCCCGGAACGGTAACCTAGACACCCTGCCCCAGCTCGACCTCGTGATAATCGACGAAGCCCACCATGTAGCGGCCGAGTCGTATATGCGAATCATTGCCGCAGCCAAGGATCGTAACCCGGCGCTTATGGTGGCAGGGTTTACGGCTACGCCGTTACGCGGTGACGGCAAGGGCCTTCGTGCGGTGTTTTCCAATGTGGCCGATCAAATCACGCTAAAAGAATTGATAGATAAAGGCTTCCTCGTTCGTCCTCGCGCTTTTGTGGTGGATATCAACGGAGTTCGAGAAGGGCTATCGAAAGTGCGAAAGCTCAAAGAAGATTTCGATATGCACCAGGTATCGGAAGTCATGAACAAGATCCCCATCAATGAAGAGGTCGTGCGGAAATGGAAAGAACTGGGGGAGAACAAACGCACTATTGTTTTTTGCTCGACCGTGGCACACGCTCAAGCCGTTGGTGAAGCCTTCATGGAGGCTGGGATTGCAGCGGAACTCATTACGGGTGATATGAGCAGTCATGAGCGAGCAGGGGTATATCGGCGGCTGAAATCGGGTAAAACGCGGGTAGTCGCGAATGTTTTTGTTTTAACGGAGGGCTTCGATGAGCCTTCCGTCGGATGCATTGTTCTTCTTCGCCCATGCTCACAAAAATCCACAATGATTCAGATGATTGGTCGAGGGCTGAGAACTCTAAACCCCGACGACTACCCGGGCGAAGCCAAACGGTACTGCACAATTTTAGACTTTGGTACCTCGATCCTAACGCATGGAAACATTGACGCTGAAACCGGACTGGGAAAAGAAAAAGATTCCAACAGCGCACCAGGCGACGCACCGTTTAAGATTTGTCCTGAATGCGTAGCCAAACTTCCGGCCGGGGTTGGTACATGCTTTATCTGTGGTTTCGAGTTTCCGCGTGACGAGGGCGAAGGGCTTACCGAGGTCGTACTTACAGAAATTGATCTTCTGGACGCCTCTCCCTTTAGGTGGGTAGATTTATTCGGGGCTGGCAAAGTTATGCTGGCCTCAGGCTTCGAGGCGTGGGCCGGGGTCTTTTCGCCGGATGGAGAAAACTGGTTTGCGCTTGGGAAATTACAAAAGGGCAAAACTGTCAATCGGCTTCTAATCGGCGAAAAAACACAAGCGTTAGCTGCGGCGGATGATTTTCTTCGCACCCACGAAAGTTCCGACTCTGCGAAGAAAAGCAAACGCTGGCTGCGAGATCCGGCCAGTGAAAAACAAATTGAGCACTTGAAACGCATGGGCTATGACGTCGATCCGTTTGGGTTCGGATTCACAAAATACACGGCCACGGCTCACATGCAATTTCAATGGAATCGCCGGATGATTGAAAACGCTATGCGATAAAGGTGGGGGGGAGCTAAAATGACTGCCAAAAAAAACAAATCAGGAGCTAACCATAATTACACTCACGCACGGGATCGCAGACCGAAAGACGGTATTTGTCGCCACAAGGGCTGTGGGGCGAAGCTATCGATTCACAACCCGACGAAGGAATGCTACTGCCATTCGGTTGAGGACAAGACTAAGAACGGAGAATGGCACCATGGAGGCATTCGAGACACTCTATCCTACAGCAACGGAATTGTGTGGTAATGATAAACCTCAAAACCGTAGCGGGACTTATTACACAAAGACATCTTTGGAAGAAACCGCTCGAAAAGTTTTCCGAACTTGACATGATCGAGCTCGGCGAGGCTTTCTTGCAAGCATCCGAGGAGGAAGGGCTTTTTGAATACATCCTTGGAGATATTCAGGCGGGCGGACCTTATTTCAAGCTCTGGCCGAAAATCAGCGGATACGTGGAGCGCACTTTCACGACAGTGGATTATCATCGATTGTATTTGGCTCACAAACTGAGAAAAGCGAACCATAAGTAATAAGGGGGAGGGAATGCAGGTGGATTTAAATCATCGATCACCAAACGAAAGGCTGAACGCTCTACTTGACGAGGCTATAAAATGGCGGAACGGACGCGAACTACCACGCACATATCTCGGCGGGTCGCGTCTTGGTGTGCCGTGCGAACGTGCTCTACAGTTCGAGTTTTTTCATACCGAGAAAGATGCCGGGAAAGAGTTTAGAGGGCAAACCCTACGGATTTTCGACGTCGGACACTCCCTGGAAGAGCTTGCTATCTCATGGATCAGAGAGGCGGGCTTCGACCTCCGGACACAAAACCCGGATACCGGAAGGCAGTACGGTTTCTCTATCGCTGACGGACGCATTAGAGGCCACCTTGACGGGGTGCTGTGTTCCGGGCCGAACGTAATGGCCTACCCGGCGCTCTGGGAATGCAAAACGATGAGCGCTAAATACTGGCGGGACTGCGTGAAGCATGGAGTAGCCAAAAGTAAACCAGTTTATGCCGCGCAGATTGCTATCTACCAGGCGAACATGAATCTTACAGAAAACCCGGCGGTTTTTACCGCAATCAATAAAGATACCGAAGAAATCTATTTTGAATTTGTACCATTTCATGCTGCACTTGCAGGCAATCTCGCAGAAAAGGGGTCCAGGATGCTACAGGCATGCGACGCAGGATTGGTTCTCCCGCGCATAGCTTCATCGCCAGATCACCTCGAATGCAAGTGGTGTTCGTGGGCCAGCCGTTGCTGGTCGATGCCGTTATGAGCAATCTACTGGATTTCAATAGCGCCGTGAGTCAATACACCCATTCGGACCAGACCGGCCGGAACGGGTTCGACCGTGGACGTATAGAGAAAATAAAAGAAGGATTGTCCTTAAAGGCGGAAGCTGTGCTCTTTCATCTCTACCCGGCAGGGCGGATGGAAGCGGAAGAATTTTGTATCGGTAATATCCAGGGCACGCCTGGTGATTCAATGAAGATCTCATTGGCTCCCGGAAAGCGCGGAGTATGGAAAGATTTTGCCACACCGAGAAAAGGTGGGGATCTAATCTCGATATGGATGCAAGCGCAAAATGTTACATTTAACACGGCATTAGATCAAATCGAAGCGTTTTTGGGCTCTAGTGCAACCGTTCGGAGCAATCCCTGTAAACCCTATGAGTTGGGGAAAGCGCCTGTAAATCGAAAAGAACTGGGACCCGTTACCGGCAAATGGAATTATACCGACATGGACGGCAACGTGGTTGCCACGGTGACGCGGTACGATCCAGAGCCGGGCAAAAAGGAATTCCGCCCCTGGGACGCAATAGCAAAAAAACATACTCACCCTGCAATCAGGCCTCTATATAATATAGTGGGGTTATCCCAGAGTCAAAAGGTGGTGCTGGTTGAGGGTGAGAAATGCGCCGAGGCACTGTTGAGTCTAGGGATTTGTGCCACAACAGCCATGGGCGGGGCAAGTGCACCCATTGGCAAAACCGATTGGGCTCCGCTCAAAGGCAAGGTCGTTGTGATTTGGCCAGATAATGACGAGCCGGGCAAGAAATACGCTCAATTAGCCAAGCAGACTCTTGAGCAAGTTGGATGCGAAGTAACAGTTTTACAACCCCCCAAAGACAAATCGCCGAAATGGGATTGCGCCGATGCGGTTGCTGAAGGTTTCGATGTTCAAGGTTTTTTGATCTTCGATCAGCCCACGGTTGGAATTAAAATCTTATCTCTCAATAAACTCATGGGTATTAAATGTGAGTTTAATTGGCTCATAGAGGATTTACTTGGGGAGAAGGAAAGTCTTGTAATTCCGGGTAAAAGCGGGATAGGCAAAAGCTTGCTTACCTTGGATATGGCGCTCCATCTGGCACAACCGGAACAACAATCTGAATCAGACCTGGATTTCAACTCTCAAAACAAAATCTTCGATTTATTCACAATCGCAAAACCTCTCACCTCGCTATTTATTCAGGCGGAAAACTCTATTGCAGCTACACAAAAGCGCCTGCGAATAATGCTGCAAGGGCAGCCACACCTGAAAGATTGTCTCAATCGTATTCATATCCCGTATCTCAATAATAATATTAGGCTATCAGGCAACTTAGCAGAACAGGTATTCAGTGATTGGTTACTATCTCAAATAGATGCATATCACGTAGATGTTTTGTTTCTCGATCCGCTCATCTCCTACCACTCGGAAGATGAGAATGATAATGGTGCCATGAGGAAACTTCTGGAACAGATCGACCGCATTCAAGAGCGTACCGGGTTTGGACTTGTACTTGTGCACCATGTCGGCAAGAGCACGGTGGATAATGACGTGTTTCCCGGTCGAGGCGCTTCAAGTATTGGGGATTGGTCCCCCAACACGCTCATTTTGAAACCGGGTCCGGAAATGCGGGATGAAGAAGGAAGGCTTAGAGACATTATCGAATGCAGTCATCTCAAATGCCGCAACGGTGTACGTAAGGGCACGTTTTGGCTCGTACGGGATCAATATCTATTCACGCACAGGATCGACAACCCAAAGGAGAAAACCACGCGAAAAGATGCCGCGCAAGCCGTCGAGTGTCTTAGGCAGGTAAACGGGTACGTAGAGAGCCGAAAAGAGCTTGTGGCTCTCATTCAGGCCGCCTCTAATGTATCGGTTCGGACCGCTCAGTCAATTATCAAGGATGCGTTCGATCAAGGCCTAATTCAGATGATTCAGACCTACGGGAATCAGGTCGGATACAAACTGCCCGAAATCAAGATACCGGGATTCTAAGAATGATTATCACCTCACTAATAAATCAACTTGCAAGCAACCCGATAATCATTATTTGGTTAGTGCAAAGTGTATTTGCACACTTTGCACACTGTATTTGGCGGAGAATCATTCTTTGTGAAATACAGTGTGCAAAAACAGTTTTGCACACTATGCAAAACAATAAAAAACAATGGGTTATGGAAAATGTAATAACTCGTGACCAGTTCGTTTCACGGGGCAAAAAAAGGGTTGCTCGTAGAATGGCTTTCAGTAAGGGTTTATGAAGTGTGCAAAAACTACCCCCCTAAAGGGGGGATATTGGTTTGCACTAAGGCGCAAACCATATCACCCTTAGGGGCTAAGGGGCCGCGTTGAGTCGATGAGATCGAAAAAGGAAAAAATAAAAAAAATTCCAGACCGTAAAGAAAGGCAGACATGAAAAAAAATATTTGTGAAAATTGTAATTGGTTTGATGAGGCTAAAAACGAAAATCCCAAAGATTTGTCTCCGGTGGGCTGCGGTTGGTGTCGGAGGTATCCTCCAATGGTCACCCCAGGTATCGGTGACCGGGTGTGGCCTTCGGTGAGAAATTTCGATTGGTGCGGTGAATGGGTAGAATACCTGGGGAGACAAAATGTCTGTAATTAATATTACAATTCCCATAGTCCCAACTGCGCAGGCTCGACCGAGATTTGCCACCCGTGGCGGATTCGTGAAAACCTATAAATCCAAAGACCAGCAATCAAATGAATGGACGCTGGAAAGCTTCCTCATCCTGAATCAGCCGACCGCCCCCATGACCGGGGCACTGTTTCTCGGCGCAAGGGCTTATCTGCCGATCCCGGTCAGCAAGTCAAAAAAATTCCGGGCAAGTGCCCTGCTCGGGGAAATCCGACCGATATCAAAACCAGACCTTGATAATTTACTCAAAAACATCAAGGACTCCCTAACCCGGATGCGGTACTGGGTGGATGACAAAAATGTGGTGGGATATCTCCCCGGAACCGGGAAATATTACGATGACGGTAAAGGTGCACGCTGGGAGATCACAATTCAGGGCCAAGATGCCTGATTTTCGCGTCAGGTATGGGCTAAAATCGCTTTTCGCGGAAAACACGGCTCCCAAACTATGGGGCGCTAAACGATCACGCCTAAATGGGCCAAGGAAGGAATGCAATGAAAACACCGGAAGAAATCCAAATTAGGCTAAATAGATTGGACGCGGAAATAGACCGCTTGTCCATGCGGGGGATGGCGTCGATGGCACTTGACCTTAAAATCCGAGCCCTGGAACTCCTCTGGGTGCTGGGATTGGGATCTCGTAACAAAGAGGATGACTAATGATCTGCCCCGCCGAGCGGGGCGATTATTTAATATTGTGATCAATCGGATTCGGCGTGTGACACGCCAAGAACATGGATTTATCTCATTTCTCCTCCCTCTTCTCGCTCAAATAATACCGATCTACTTCCTCTGTGAGGAAACGAGTCACAATTGACTCAAAACTCGTCTCCTCCTCCACCGTTATCCTCCGGAGCTGTTTGTGCAACTCACGCGGCAGGCGGATCGTGGTTTTTTGTTTGGTGTTAGGCATTGGCTACTCCTATTAATTCCGTTAGGCCAAGTTTGCGGGCAATTATCCGGCATTCAAGACAGGGGTCTTCTTTCCCCTCCGCGACGTCGCTGAGATGGGCTTTGCGGTTTGCCCTGAATTGGGTGAGTGTCCCGGAAGATGTTGTGTCTTTAATATGCCTCCGTTCGGAGGCGGTCAGCCCTTGCTTCCATTTCGGTAAGCCGGATTTTTTCATTTTCTTCTCCTCTGCCCCGGTATGGGGTGGTATGGGGTTAGGCTCTACGATACTTCTGGACCACCGTATGGCCGTCAGCATAGCACTCTTGAGCGTCGGACAGTTCGGCGGCCTGATTGCGATAGTCCGTCATATTGTCCAGATCTCTTTTAGACGCGGGGAGCTTGTCCCCGCCATAGCCGACATACCAGCGGTAGCCTGGTCGGCTGTCGGATTTGGCGTATATGGCGGTTTCGCAATTCCTGCCGTCGTAGCAATGGCAGGCCACATTTTTGACTTTGATTATGCGCTCTGTATTTTTCATCTTCTCTCTCCTCTCAGGTTAGTGTTTTGTCCTGTCTCCAATGAGCTACGCCATCTTGGCGCAGCCGATGAAATCAGGAATTTATTATATATTTCGCCATGCCTTTACCTAGCCACAAATTGCACTCCTCTGAAGAGATTTTGCCGGTATAAAAAAAACCCCTAATTAATCCGGCGTAGTATTTGAGATCCATAGTTGAGTTCATCTGTTTCAGCGCATTTTCCATCATTTCGTGAATTAATTGATCTATGTCCCGAGTGGTGATGTCATGGCTCATCTTCTCTCTCCTCTGCCCGCCGAAGCGGGCGGTATGGGGTTCTATGGAAAATCAGGGTCGTCCATTAAATCCCCTTGCGGTGCTCCGTTGACCCCATGCCATACTTTGGCCTCATTGGCCTCGACCTGCGTATAGGGAGTCTCGTTCTTGGCGACGTATTCCTTGGATCGAAACAAAACTGCCGTGCCGTTTGCTGTAGTTACCAGACACCCTTTTTTGTTGCCACCGAAAGTCTTTGTGAATTCGCGGCTTTCCGGGGTGTCAGAACTTCCATTGCATTTTGACAAAATATCCGAGGGGATACTTACCTCTTTCGCCCACGACCCCTTGGAGTATTTCCATCCGTCCTTTTTCAGGCTCTCTTTAAGCGCGAATGTTTTGCCTGTCATCTCCACTCTCATCTTCTTCTCCTCTGCCCGCCGGAGCGGGCGGTTGGTTTTCATTCAGGTCGGCTAATCTCGGGTGGTGTCTCTGTGTTGCCTTATAACTAATGCAAGTCGAGTGCCAACAATATGGCAAAACGGCAAATACTCGCAGAGTGGCCACGGTAAACAGTTGGCATGAAAAATAAATATAAGAATCATTCTAAAATATCCCGTATTCTCGCCATTATCACGCCTCATACGGACATATTCACGCCATGCGGCTGAATAGTGTCCGCTTCATGGCGTGATTTAGTTGTTGACATCCACGATTTTTGTGCGATTTTGGTCGTGCATACTTTTCTCCTCCTTGGTTGTAGGGGCTCGGTCCGGCTGGCCGGGTCCCAAACCCATCGCACTGACAGGAGCGCTAATGAATCTGGAAAAACTCAAAGAGCGGCTCATCCAAGTGGAGGGCGAGATCCTCCGCCCCTACTGGGACGAGATAGGCGGGACGTGGACCGGCGGTGTCGGCCACAATATGGGGGCTCTCTGCACAGTAGAGGAGCTCTCGCAAATTCTGCATGATAAAAAAATCACGCCTGAACAATCCCGCATTTGGCTCGAATCCGATATCGACGAGGCTCTCACCGACTGCAAAAAACTATTCTGCGCGTTTGATGATTTTTCCGCCTCACGGCAGTCTGCCCTCGTGGAGCTGCGTTTCAACCTCGGGCCGAATCGGTTCCGGGGGTTTCACCGGATGTGCTGGGCCGTGATTTCGAAAAATTGGTCATTGGCTGCGCACGAATGTCTGGACAGTCGAGCAGCGCGTCAGCTCCCGATCCGGTATAATGAAATAGCTGAAATGCTGAGGCGTGGGTAATGGCCGCAGCTACATACCGAGATCATGAACAATGTCTAGAGCATACCGGGACCTGCGCTCGCATGAATTCGGTCGAGTCGATGATCGAAAAACAGATCGGGAACGGCGGCATAAACGAACAACTGTGGAAATCCATCGACAAAATGAACACAAAACTCAACGTACTCCTTGGCGGCGTCCTGCTGCTCTGGCCTGTCGTCCAACTCCTCGTACAGATATGGAGTAGGCAACGATGACGCCAATAATCTGCCACTCACTACAGCCGGACATCCCGCAAATAGTCATGAGTTTCTCGATTGGGTTCGTATTTTTCCTGGCCTGCATGGCTGTTGTGGCTACATTGCTCGATCTCTACGTATATGGCGTTCGTAACCGCACAATGTATTTGCGCCTATTTGCAATCGGCTACGTGGCTCTATTCTATGGGCTGATGATTTTTGGCGTGATCCAGCCACTTACTGAGCTCATTGCGCTCTGTATGCGCATTGGGTCGATGATACTAATCGGCATAGTATTTTGGGACGGGTTTAAGGGGGGGCGGATATGACAGTAATTGCTGATCTTTTTTCCGGTGGGGCGTCCGGTATCCTGCAAGGCATCGGTAGTGCCGCAATCGGTATTCGCACAGCGCTGACGGGGGAAGCACCACTTGATCCCAACAAACGCGCCGAACTCGTTGCGCAGGCTGCACAAATCGAAAGTCAGCTCGTATTGGCTCAGATAGCAGTAAATCAGGCCGAGGCTGCGAGCCCATCCTTATTCAAGGGCGGCTGGCGTCCGGCTGTCGGTTGGGTGTGCGTGTTGGGCCTGGCGTATTCATTCCTCGTGCAACCTGTACTCCCCTGGATTATGAGCGTGTGCAAGGCTGCGCCTGTCCCTGTTCTGCCGGGGCTCGACACCAGTACGCTAATGACGCTGCTCCTCGGGATGCTAGGGCTTGGTGGCATGAGGTCGTACGACAAGCAGACGGGCAAGTCATGACACAGTGCGCTAGCATACTAGGTTAGAGTGTACTAGTACAGCAGCACACAGCGCGCTAGCAGACTAGCAGACCAAGTGAAAATGCTAGATCGGCCAGGGGGAGGGGTCTAGAGGTGGGGGGGCTCTAATACTCCACGCGAG